GATTGCCATCACCAACTTGTAAATCTGCAATCGATGCAAATCTTTGACCTGCTTGAACCACTACTCCCATTAAAGCGAGTAATGTTTGACTTGGTTCTTTAAACGGAAGCATCATAAATGAATCTCGTAAATTACCACCTGGTGCATCTACATCTCTAAATTCACCTGGTTGAATGGATTGTGCATCATCTCTAATTCTAATACCACGCATTTTAAATCCAGCAGGTAAGTTAGATAATGTTCCAGCATCGAGTAATTGTCTTAATGCAGTTGTTGCAGTTCTAGATAATCCACCAATCATATGGATTAAACCAAAACCATAGAAACCTAAACCAGGTAAAAATTTAAAATGAACAAAGTATTGAACTTTATCTTTTTTAGGATCCCCTACTTCATAATTTCTTTTAATAGATAATATTTCTCTTGATCCTTCTTCTAAAGTTACAATGTATGGAAGTTTAATTCCTGACGGCTCACCAGTCTGTGGATCTGAATCTTCAAAACCTTCGATATCTAAATTCACATGACATTCTAATATTGTATATACATCTTCGTTTTGAGTTTTAGAAATACCTTCTAGTTCTCTTTCTTTTTTCTCAACCTCAGATTCTTTGTCTCCAGGTTTTCCTAAATCAATGTCTTTATAGAAACCTGCAATTTGTTGTTTACGTAATTCATTTTCAGAAATTTTAATTCGATGAATAATTGCTTCCGCATCATCTAATGAGGTAGCTGTGTACGGAACAATTAAATCATCTGCAGGAACGAACTTAGATACTGCTCGTCCTTCCACTTCATCATAGTAAACTTTTTTAAAAGTAGAACCGGATAAAGGTAAGTGGAATAACATAGAATCAAATTCTGGTTCATATTCTTTCATTTGATCCATGATTTGATAATTCATAAAATCTTTTACACGAGATGCTTGTTGAACTTTTTCTGGAGTTTGTAATCCAATAATCTGAGTTCTAACCGGTCCATCTGCTGGTAATAATTCTTTATATGCTAAAGCTTGAAACTGAGTAACTGCTTCAGCTAAAACTGGATGGGTTGCACCACTTGCTCCTTGAAAAGGTTCTGTTCTTTGATCGTATTTGAAACCTAATAAATCTAAACCTTGTGTGTAAGTTTTTTCCCAATCTTTTCTTGATGAAACATATTCTTGATATTTAGAAGATAGATCAGATGCCATTCTACCTAAAACATCATCTGGTAAAAATTCTGCTAAGTTTGCATAATGCTCATCTCCACCTTCAGGAGTCGCTGCCGCAGGGTCTAAATTAATATCAACCGAACCATCTTCATTCTCTTGAATGTCAACGGGTCCAGGGGATTCTTGCTCTGCTTGAACTTCTTCAATTACTTGTTCTTGAATTTCTTCTTGACCAGGTATATTAAATTCTTTTCGAGGTTCGTTTGGAAGAGCCTTGTCTATATTGTCTTCTGCCATTTATTTTTTCTCCAGATTGTTTGACTGTTGTAACAGTATTATATGAAATATTCAAGCCCTGAGGCGTGGGTCCTGATTTAGGGGGTATTGTAGTGGTTAATCGTTTAGTCATCAATTATTTTCTTTACGTTTTCAATAGGATCAATAATCTCATTTTCAAAATCAATATCCACATCACCATCTTGACCATATCTTGCTATTTCTTGACCTTCGTTAGTAAACTCTCCTGGAACTTTATACGAGGTTCCGGCTTCAGGGTCTACTTCATAACCTGGTTTTCTGTATTCAACAATAGCCGGTGCACCTTTATCTGTAGTAAATTGAAGTTCAATATTCTCTCCATCTTCTAAAACTTTAACACCTTTATATTCGTAATATGCACCTCCTCTACTAAAATCAGACACCCTATCTAATTTATCTATGATCCCTTTATTTTTTACAGCATTAACTAAATCAAAAAATAATTTTTCTGCTTCTGATTGTGCAGCTTTAGTTGCAACTACACCTGTCTTTGCACCACCTTTAAATAAATCTAATATGTTAATTAATCCTGTTGCTAGTCCACCAGCGATACCTCCACCAATACCAATTTTTTTTAATGTAGCTCTTTTCTTAGGATCTTCTGGTCCTTCTGCAAAAGATAATCTACCACCATTAGCTAACTGTATCCGGCCTCCCATTTTCATATATAGAATTGGTGACATACCAGACAAGTAAGGTTGTGTATCAATTCCTTGAGCTTCATAAAATTCTTTAGCAGCTCTTGGTCCGTACTTCATTGCATATTCTTTTATTCCTTTACCAACTTGTTCTTTTTCAAATGCAGGAACTTGTGCAGCAACACCAGTTGGCATTGCAGAAATTCTATCTAGATAATCCATTCCTGTATAATCAGTTGCTTGTGCTTGTAATGCCGGTATATCAAAACGTGTTAAAAGTGGATATTGAGACTTACCACCTCCAGTTTCTAAAAATCCTTTTAATGTAGTTGGATCAGATGGTTTTAAAATTCCAGATTGTTGTATCTCATCCGAAAAACTACGAATGTTCTGTAGAGCTTTATTTGATGTTTCAAAATTACTAGTTGCCGGATAATATTTTTCAAAATCTTGCGTAGCTTCAGTATCTAGTTTTGCTAATGTTTTAAATTGATTAGCAAATTGTTTTTGTAAAGCTTTTTGTTGTGGTTCTCTTCCTATCTCTTTTTGCATTACACCTTCTTCAGAAGGAATTAGTCCTAATTGTTCTGATTGTGAAAATAATTTATCGAGTTCACCCATTGCAGTTATTTTTTTCTGTAAAGCTTGTTCTCTACCATACAATGCATATTCTATACTATCCGTTCCAAACTTTTCTCCAACCTGTTCCATTGCATCTTTACCTGCACCAAATAAACCTGCAGTCGTTGCACCAATCGCACCTTCAATATCTCCACGTAATAAATGTGGCATAGCAAATGCTCCTTCAATTCCAATATCAATAGGAGCTACAATTTTACCAAATACTTTTCCAAAATTTTTAGCAACGTTTGTTAATCGTGTTTTACCTGCTGCGGTTTTAGCATCAATCTTCATTCCTTGTACGATGTCATCTGCACTACAAGTCGCACCTGGAACTAAACCTGTTGCGGCTCTTGCTCTACCTGCAATACCACAATAATAATTTAAAGTTTTACCAAAGTTAATTTTATTATTTCTATATTTCTCAACAACCTTTGGAAAGTTTTCAAAATTACCACCTTCTATTTCTGTAATAAATTTTTCTAGCTGCGGATTTTCTGCAGCCTGTCTTATAATTTGTTCAGTTCCTTTTTCAGTACCACCTATTTCCATAAAGTATTGTCCAAAAGCTTTTTCAGGTTCATACATAAATTGAAAGTTTTTTGTTGGAGTAACTTTACCTTTAATAATTTTATAGGCATCCTTGCCTTGTGTTTCTGGATATACAGATTTAGTTAAATCATTTAATTCTTTTAAATTTTTGTCTACATCTATTCCTTGTTCAATATTATTTAATAAATTTTTTCTAGAAGTAGAATAACCTTTCCATCCTAGTTCATAATTTCTAGCAGAAGTCATACCAATTAAATTTTTTAATGCACGCATAATGTCATCAGGATTCTCCATCTTTACAATTTCTGCAATTCCTTCTGCATGATCTAAATTAAATTTTAAACCTTCATCTAGAGTAGATAAGTCAAATATTTCTTTTAACTTATCACTTTGCTTTGCCATAAATCTTTTAATTGAAGTCTCACCATTTAAAACTTGTTTTAATTGTTCTGGAGTTAATCTTGATTCAATCTGTGCTAATTTTTGTTCATATGCAGCTCCAGAGGCTTGTTTTTTTCTGTTAAAAATTTCCATTTCTTCTGGAAAGAATTGTTTAACAATACCTGATCTAAATTTACCGTTTCCTACTTTGTCGTCTCCTAGTATAAATAAAACATCTCCAGCATTTTCTAATGCATCTGCATATTGTTTTCTAGCTAGTATTTTAGCTTCTTTATCTAACTGTGATTCTCCATAAAACTTTTTATCTGTGTTATAATATTTTAGATAATTTCCTATTCTTTTTTGAAGATCTGGATCAGAATTAATTTTATTTGTATAGAATAATTTTTTAAAATAATTCTCTGCTTCTTTTATTCCAACGTTAGGAAGATCTTTATATTTAGCTTGTCTACCACTTGCACTTTTAATACCAGATTCATCAAATTCTTTTATTAAAGCTTTTTCAAATTTATCATAATCTCTAATACCAAAGTTAATGATATTTTTATCAACAAAAGTATTTACAAAATCGTTAATTTGTTTTGCTTGTTTTTCAACAGCTACATTTTTTTTTGCTAAACCCGCTGCTTGTTTTTCATCTTTCTTAGATAAAAGATCTTGATAAAAAACATCTGCTTCTTCTTTTGTTGCAAAGAATTTATCTCCTTCATTAAATCCGCTTTGTCCTTCTCTTTTACCAAATTTAGGATCTCTAAATCTAACTTTCCATTTACCTTTATTCTCTCCAGTTTTTAATAATACAGGTCCAGCAAAACCCATTCTTGATCCAAGATCCTCGCCTTGAATTGCTCCACCACCAATTGTATCTTTTCTAGATGAGAATAGTCGTTTTGGCTTTTTCAGCCACGCCATCATTTGTTCGTATTCACCAATCTTCATTTAGAACCCCATTAAATAGTTGAGGCCACCATTAGCGTTTAATTTTCTTCTAACTGCTTTATCAAACTCAGCTTGGAATTTATCTGATTGACCATATTTTTCTAATAGCTGATCATATAATTCTGGATCACGTCTTCTGTCTTTTATCATTGTAAGAGTTATGCCTTGCATGTCTTTATCCATTGCCATAATTTGATCTGCAAAAGCTTCATCAATTTCAGGATAATTTTTTAATAATTTTTCTCTACTCAATTTAAAACCACTAGGCATTGGTGGTACATCTACACCTATTCTTTCACCTTCAGCTGTTCTAGGTAATCTACCTTCTCTTATATCTGTTATTCTTTGGCTAAGTACATCTTCATCTTCAATGTAAAACTTTTTAGATTCTGGATACATTTTTTGAGTTGCTTCTTGTCCAATTAATTTCCCTTTCTTATTAATGTAAGGTGTATTAAATGGATAAGCTTTTTTTAAATTATATCCTTGTTGTAAATCTTTTAGTGTGACACTTGGATCTCCACCTGCTTGTACAAAGTCATCATAAAAATCTTCTATCGTTCCAATGTCTACATCTATTTTTTCACGTTCAATTATTTTTTCATTAGAAGGTCTAATAGGATTTCTTTCATTAAAACCTGCAAACAATTCTTGTTCAGCTCTTTTTCTTGCAGCTGCCTCATTCATTGCTTTTGTAGTTTTACCTACAGCAGTTGAGCCCGGTGCAATCTCATTTACTTTTTTTAATAAAGATTGAATGATACCTAATTTACCAGGACCATCTTTAAATCCAATTCTACCACCATCCGCAAAACCTTCTGGTTCAAATTTTTCTTTTAAAAATCTTTTTAATAAATTTTTATTAAAAGATAACCCTTGATCTTTTAATTGAGTGTGCACGTAATTAATATAGTTATCTAAACCTTGGTTCTCTAAAAACTTAGTCGCTTCATCACTATATAAAATCTCAGTAACAATATCATCTGCACCTGCAATATCTTCAACTGATTCTTGAATAAAAATTTTAGCAGTTGCATCTTTATATTTTGGTTTTGATTTAAATTCATTAGGTACAACTTTACCTTCTAAATCCATGTCAAATAATTCATCTATTAGTTCTTTATCTTTTTGAGTTTGAGCACCATACTTTTGATAAACTGGTTCCATAGCTTTAGATTTTTTCTGTTTATAAAGTGACATACTATATTTCCAAGATTCTTCATCTGCTAAAGATTCCGCTTCTCTTCGAAGATTAAATAATCCTGGAGCTTCTTCTTCGGTTAATAGATTCCTGGACCCTGAGGCCTGACTCGGTGATTCTTCAACCACTTTACCTCTTTTATCCATACCTGGTTTAAAAGATGCTTCGATTACTTCTGCTTGAGGAAGAGTAGTAATACCTCCTTCAGGAGCTGCTTTAAATAAATTATCTGCAGCTCTAGCTGCTATTTCTTCACTGACCCCTGATTCCTGCATCAGTGCATCAATTGCTGCTTGTCTAGAAATTTTTCCTTGTTGAGCCGGGACTCTAAGTTTTTTTATAATATCAAAAAATTTATCCATTAATAATAGGTCCTCTGTTTCTGTGGCAATGGTTCATCCTGATAATCTTCAGGGTGTTGAATCAAACCACCTTGTCTAAATCTCATTACCGCCTGTGTCATGGAGTCCACCAAGTCATCATGATCTCCATATGGAAACGCTGCACATTCTTCAATAACCTCTTGTGCAAACTCCATTTCCTTAGGAGCATAAATACGTCCTGACTCAAACAACGGCGAAACGCTGTTTACCCTCGTATGTTTATCGTTACCTTTAGAGGGTGAGAAATTTATAACAGGAATCCCTAGTTTTCGCAACTCGTAAGTTAATGGAAGACCAGAAGCTTTAGATTCAATAATCACTGTTTCCGGATTCCAGTACCCATACTGATCCATCGCGATCCTACGTAACTCAGGAAATTCATATCTTCCTTTAATTGCATCGAGTAATATTAAACATTGACCACTATCTTCATTGGGAGTGAACACACCCCAAGTCGTAATTGCAGAAAAGTCAGCCGATTCTTTTTTCATAAATGCAGTATCATAAGATTGTATGACATGTTGTATTGGTGGAATATCTCCTTCCCAATCTTGCCACCATTCTCTTTTGATTAATGCTCCTTCTTCACCAGTTGGATTTTGCATGTACTGTGCATTCCATTTTGAAAGTGGTATTGATGCACGAACCGATTCTAAATCTTTCAGGGACCAGTATTCAGGCCACAGGGGCTCACCACTTGGCATGATTGCAGGAAATTGAATTACTTCCCACTGATCTGCTTTAGGTTCTTTTTGTGCTTTAATTAATCTTCCTGCTAAATCTTTTTCATTCCATCTTGTCATAACGATAACAATTGTTCCACCAGGTTGTAGACGTTGTCGTGGACCTGATGTGTACCATTCATAAGTTCTCTCTAACGCTTGTGCATTCATTGCATCTTGTTCAGTGTGTGGATCATCAATGATTAATAAATCTGCACCCCTTCCAGTAATTGCAGATCCAACACCGGCAGCATAATATTCTCCACCTTGTTGTGTTTCCCATTTACCAGCAGCCTGACTATCTTCTTTTAATCTTGTTTGAAAAACTTCTTTATACTCTGGTGAATCCATAAGTTGTTTTGCTTTACGTCCGAACCTTACAGATAATTCTGTAGTGTTAGTTGATTGAATAATTTTTAATTTAGGATTTCTTCCAACCATCCATGCAGGAAGTAAGTAAGATGCAAATTCAGACTTCGTATGTCTTGGTGCCATATTAATAATAACACGTTTTATTTTTCCTGTAGCAATGTCATTAAATTTTTTTGCAACTTTTCTATGATGAGAACCTTCTACAAAATCAGGCCATACATGTTTTACAAAAGCCATGAAGTCATTTCTAATTTCAGCTTCTTTTTTCTTATCTTTCCATTTAGCCATATATAAAGCTAATTGTCTTTTTATATCAGGTGGTAATTTCTCAAACTTCTTTAACTTATCTATATCCATAAAGGCGTTCCAAAAAATTTTCTAAAAAATTTTTACACATATGTTTTTGATCCCAAAAAGTATTTTACGGCTTTAAATATCCAAAACTCAGCAAAATGTCGCACCTGTAGGGACCCCTTTTTATTATGTATAATTGATTAATTAAAAAATTGCAAATTTTGGATTGGTGTTGGTACCTCTATCCAGATAATAACTAGAGGCCAGGGGCTTGACCCCTGGCCCATGACATCTAGTCTAACAGAACCATGTAAGCCTCAGCATTGTGCTGTCTAAACCAATTAATATCTTGTCGGACTTTGTCCCATAGTTTAGATGCACCGTCGAAGCCTGCTTGTTTATCTTCGAGTGTTGCGGCTAACTCATTCAAGAATATTCTGTCATGCTTGATAGCCTCAGCAGGTGTAAGCATAATAGACTCACCAGTAAATCTATTCTTACGTTCCTCTGTTCTCTCGTCTTGTTTAGTTTGTGTGTTCATATTATTCCTTTCTGTTAATAAGGTCTTGTACCATGGACCATGATGCATGGTCCATGGATAAAGTTGTCACACCTCTCGTTCTTTTATCTTTGTATTGTAATAAGTATAACCCCAATTA